TTATCTATCTTGGTAAATACTCCAAGGAATCTGATTTCATCCAAATGAAAGAGGAGGAAGCCGAAGCATTAAAAGAGCAAATTGAATCCAAAACTTCAAAAATTTCTTGACATCTGTCAGTTTTTGATTTACTATGTCAAACAAAATTGACCCAAAAAGGGTATGAAAGGAGAATATCATATATGGATGAGGGAAGCCTTGCGCACACCAACGACCTCCTCCACGACTTGCTGATTCAGAACAATGGTGACCGCGAGAAGACAATCGAAGAAGGAATTTCGGTTGACCTCTTCACGAGGAGCGAGGCACTCGAGATAATCGAGGACACCTGCCTCTCCGAAGAGGAAAGAAAACTCGCAGTCGACTACTTCCTCGACAAGAAGACCAAAGAGGAAATCTCATCCATATACAGATATGACCGCCGAACCATCAGACGCAAGCTCAGCCAAATCTCGTTAAAGCTCAAGAAAACTGTGCTAAAAATGATGAAGCAGAACCATATAAAATCTCTCATTTGATGTACTTTTGTCCATAAGTACCCAAAAATGTCCCATTTTTGTCCCGTTCCATGTACTACTCATGGCGTGGGATTTTTTATATCCTTTTCCTGCAAAGGAGAAGAGACCTTATGGAAAACACATTCATGAAGCAGTCAGTTCCGTGCTATCACGTGGCGAATGCGAACGAAGCGAAGATGATTCAATTGCCGTTCGGCACTACTGCCCTCCTCATCAATGACGAAGCACCATTCATCTACCTCAAGAGTTCGACCGCCATGGGTTCGACATTCCGCTGTTTCCAGATAACGGAAGTGGCGAACGATGTCGCCATGTCCTCGCAGGAGGAGAGACGCCTAGACCGACTTGAGGCGCTTGTCGAAAGACTCGTAAAGGAGAAGGAAAATGAATCCACTGAACCAAGCCATGAATCCGCTTGAAATGCTCGCTTCGAATCCGAACACGAAGTACATTGCCGACATGCTTCGGAACGGAGCGAATCCGAAAGACCTCTTCTATAAGCTTTGCCGTGAGAGAGGAGTCAATCCAGACTCGATACTCTCCATGCTTCAACAGCGTTTCTGACATGGCAAAAAGGGAAGCTAGCGCCCATATAAACCATATGTCAGGAATATAACAAAAGGAGAACAAAACCATGGAAGGAATTCAACCGACATTCAATATGGCGGATACGGGAAGATACGGCGACTGCTTCGGCGGAGGCAGTGGAATCTGGCTCTTTGCCATCCTTGCCCTCATGTGGGGCGGAAACGGCTTCATCGGAGGTCGTGACAACGGAAGATATGCCACTACCGAGGACGTCAACAACTCAGCCAATTTCACTCGTCTTGAGTCTCAGGTCAATGCCAATGCTTCGGCAATCGACAGGGCAAAGGACGTAATCGGAAACGGTATAGCCGACCTCGGATACGAAAACGCAAAGCAGTTCGGTCAGACGAATATGCTTATCCAGACAGGAAACTGCAATCTCTCGAGAGAAATCCTCGAGTCTCGCTATCTCAACGAGAAAGCCGTCAACGAGGCAACCTCTAAGATACTTGCCCAACTCAATCAGAACAAGGTCGAAGCGCTTCAGGACAAAGTCCGCAACCTTGAACTACAGCTCTCGACTGTCGGCGTGTACCGCTATCCTACGACTTCCGTCTACAGCGTGCCTAATCCATTCATACCTACCACTACTGGTGGAACGACTACTACAGCATAGCCGATAAGATCGTAAAAGGCGGAGTGCGCAACCACTCCGCCGAAATTTAAAAAAAGGAACCAAAAAATGAAAGAAAAACTGATGAATATGACAAGAGAAACTCTTGTGCTTTTTACCTATTTTTTATTGAGAAAAATCGAAAAAAAGTATCCGAAACTCTTCAATGAATCCATAGAAGAATTGGAACAGCTGACAGAAGACTGACAGTTGTTGCTCCCTCTTTTTCGCAAAACTAAAATCATTTGCGGAAAGGAGGAAACCTATATGGCTGATAAATTCTTAACTTTCTGCCAGCACTATGGATTTGCCGGAATCCTTGTCGTCACGCTTGCCATCGTCATCACCTTCTTTGTCAAGCAGCCGATCAAGGCTTTTGCAAAAAAATGGGCAATGCAGAACTCGGAAAGCCAGACAACCATCACACAGTGGATTCCTGCCATTCCTCTTGTGATCTGCTTCATCGGCGGATTGCTTGTCGAATGGGGCAAGGAAGGATGGGGAGCAGCTTTGTTCAGCGATACCTTCGACTGGACCAACGCAATCCTCTTCACTTTCGGAACATGGTCTGTTTCCATCTCTATCAACGACGTCGGCGGCTTGTTTCTCAAAACGATGACCGCGAAGACGATCAAGAAGAGCGCGGACGGTCGTGATTCCAAGGTTGCCGAAGCCACTCAAGCCATGGCTGCATCTGCCCTAACCGAAGCTGACAAGGCGAAACTCGCCGAACAGTTGGCCAAGGAAGAGGCAAAGAAAGCCAAGGAAGAGGCAAGGCTTCAGGCCCAAATGGAAGAACTCAACAAGAAGATGGCTTCTCTGCAGACGGCCAAAGACCAGCTTGCAGCGACTGTCTCCAAATCCGAGACTTCCACTTCCGATTCCAAGCCAAGGGTCCTTTAATTAGGAACTTCCTAGCGCTAGGGGGCTCGTGATAACGGGCCTCTTTTTTGATGCTTTTCATATAAATTCCTTACTATTAAGCGGTTAATATAGTATAATATAAGAGCAATCAGGAATGATTGCAGAACGGTCGAGCCGGGTTGCCTATCCCTTCCTGTCGGGAAGTTGACGATTCAAGGAAGGGAGGTGATGGAATGGAGAATGCAATTCTTATTCTAACTCTTGTCTTGTTGTATTCTATTTCGGAGACGATTCGGACTGTTGTTGAGTCCAAATCCTCGAAGAAAAAGAAGCACAAAAAAAGAAGAGCCGGTTGCAATCACAGACACCGCAAGTAAGTGATTGATGGGGATAGGTAACCCCATCGGCCGTTCTTCTTACCTATATTTAAATCCAAAAGGAGGAAGAATTCAAGTGGAAAGCGAAGAAACAAGGAAAAAGAAGAGTCAATACATCTCCAAATGGATGTCCCAGAACACGATGGCAGTCCAGATCAGAATCAACAGGAACAAGGAACAGGAGCTACTTGAGTATATGTCCACGATTGAAAACAAGAGCGAGTATATCAAAGGCCTGATTCGAAAGGATATGGAAGCGAAGAGAAAGAGCTGACGATGATTTTTTTGGCACACTTTGGCACACTTTTTGCGTCAAATATGGCAATTTTGACAAATGTCAAAATCAAAAAAAGCCCATAACTATCGCAATATTTCAAAATCGGATTTTTGCTTTTTTAAGTTCAAATCTCTCTCGCTCCGCCATTTAGAATCAAAAAAAGCCCTTAGTCAAGGGCTTTTTTTCATGTCATTAAAATCTATGGCACACTTCTTGGCACACTTTTTGAGCACTTTTTACGAGTGTCTCCTTTTTTGACGAAAAATTCCGTTTCTTCCGGTTTCGGCAAAATGGGTGAATATGGGGTGAAAATAACAGAAAAATCCGGACAAACGAAATGGCCTCCCTTTCGGGAGACCACTGTCGCTCACGGATATGATTTTACCTTTTTTTCTGGTCCTTTGCAATGTCCTGGCGGATGAGATCCTTTATGTAGGCGTTCATGCTCTTCTGGCTTTCCAGCTTTTCCAGGATGTCCTGTTCCTGTTCCCTGGATACTTCGAGAAGCACTCTTCTTACGTTCTTCCTCTTCCAGTCGTTGATTTGCTTGTTTCTTTCTTTATTTTCCATAATTGTCTTGTATTTTCCGTTTATTGCGAATTATAATCAAGGAGGATGAACCGTCCATCAGGATTTGATTGATGCTTATACTGTGTGAGCGATTATTTGTTTAAAAAGTATAGAAGGACCACAAAACAAAGAACAAGAACTATGAGTCCATCCATTGTTTGTTCCTCCTTTCTACCTGATAGGCAGTTCAAGGAACCTCCTCTCTGCAATCTAACAAGAGTCAGCTAAGGACTGGCTCTTTTTTGGTTGCATCAATAATTATAAAAAGTTGTCGGTACAATCGCAAGAACAGGGACATATCTATTTGTCGAATACGCTTATCGCGTCTTCCATCGTCTTCGGCATGATTGAGGCATATACCTTCCAGGTGATGTTCACGGAGCTGTGACCGAGAAGCCTCGATATTACCGTGAGCGGAACTCCGTTGTTAATCAGATAGGTCGCATAGCTGTGTCTTAGGTCATGGACGCGGATGTGCGGTACTCCGGTCTCCTTCTCCGCTTTGTTCTTCATCATGTCGAATGTCGCTTCAGGGAGGGGCTTTGCTCCTCCGAACAGGAACGATGTCTTCCCTCCGGAGGGCATCCGCATGATCCTTTCCTCTATATGTTTCTTTATCTCCATGGCGAGGCATTCCGGTATGGGTATGTCCCTAACGGATGCCTTGTTTTTTGTTGGAGCGAATTTCCATTCCGTTCCGTCATGTCCTTTCGGTACGGTCTTAGAGATGGAGAACCATGCCTTTCCGTCCTTCTCCTTGAAGTCCTGTACAAGAAGCGCATTTGCCTCGGAACGTCTCGCTCCGGAATAGAAGAGTGTCTCCAGGAACAGGTAGGAACTCCATGCGGTCATGTAGTTGTAGCTAGTTTCCTTTACTGCCATCGCCTTCTCCTTGAACCACTTGGCAACCTTCTGGAACTGCTCCATCGTCCAGTAATGGATCCTTTCTTTTTCTTCCTTCTCCTCTTCGTCCATCACGTCTATCTTGTTCGGGTCTTCCCTGAACCTTCCGACCTTGTCGAGGACGGAGGCCAATGCCGTTCCGTTGAAGCGGTCGCAGTATCTGAAGAGGGCATGGAGGCAGACATATATGTGGTTCTTGCTGACAAGACTGATGCTTCTCTTGTCCGTCTCCTTCTTCCAGGCAAGGAGAAGCGAAGGGGAAACGGACGAGATACGTGTCTGACCTATATATGGGGATACGTTCTTCTGGTACATTCTTCTGTAGAAATCGGCAGTGGACTGTCTCCTGTTCTCCTTCGAATAGTCATAGAAGGAATCGAAGACGGCATCGAGGGTGGCACTTCCGGAGGCTTCCGCACCTTTCTGCTCCAGGAGAAGACGTGCCTCTATCTGTTTTGCCTCCTTCTTCGTCTTCGCCGTCTTCCATATCCTCTTCTTCTTCCCTCCGAGATTGTTTAAGAATACCGATACTCGCCATCTGTTATTTTCTTTGTCATAGCTTATCATGGTTCCTGCTCCTTATTTGTTTCTATCAATTCATGATCAGATCAATCATGGTCTCTATCTTTGATAGTTGCTTTTCATCCATTTTGTGAAGCTTTTCACAAATTAAATCGATTCTTTTCTCATGTTCTTCATCGTTTCCGTATTTCGGCACATCCAATCCAAATAACCACATTGGAGAGACGCCACATTTTTTGGCGATGTTTTTTATTTTAACCGAATTCATACCTTTTAGTTTTCCTTTTTCCCAGTAATTAACTGTAGATTTTGATGTCCCTATAAATTCCGCGAATTCTCGTTGAGTCATATCCAAATCTTGCCGCAATTCAATCAATCTTTGGACACTAATGGCGTCTTCATTTTCTTTCATTGTGTTGCACCTTCCACTTTCATTATATAGCAGTGTCCAAAAAAGTAAAACAAAAACACATAATTTTAAAATAATGATTGAAATTTTAGGACAATGGGTATAAGCTATATATGTCCTAAGAAATAGGACAAGAAAGGAGACCTATGAACTACAACCTACTCAAAAGCAAAATCATTGAGAAAGGGCTGACCCAACAAAAACTTGCGGAAAAGCTCGGAATCTCCAGATCAGCCCTTAGTTTAAAGATGAATGGGAAAACATGTTTCACAAATAAAGAAGAAAAAGAGATCATTTCTCTCTTAGGGCTTTCTTACGAGCAAATATTCAGCATTTTTTTTGCAAATTAAGTCCTAAAAAATAGGACAGAAAGGAACCACAGCATGATTAAGGACGAGACGAAGAACGAGCTCTTATGGGCTCTGAAGCACGTGTACGCGAAGATGAAGTTCAGGGACGCAGACGTCGAGGACAGAGCGTACGTCCTTGACCTCATCACGCAGGTCAAGGAGGGCAAGACCTATGGCAAAAAATAAGTTCCAGAAACTTGCCGACTGCTATGTTGCCTTCTCCTCTCCTATGGTGCAGGAGAAGGATGTGAGGAAGCTCCTCCAGGCACTGAAACAGCCGGAGGGCTTCGCACAGCTCCTATGGAAGAGAATGGAAGAGGATTACGTCAAATACCTCACGGAACACAACTGGGTCAATCCTGGCATTGTCGGCGTTCCGTCCTCGATTGCCCTTTCCATCCTCAAGGACATCATGGGCATCACTCTGGAAGGACTGAAGAAGGCTGTCGACGCAAGCAAGGAGGAGAAGGCGCATGGCGTATAACGAATCCTGCTTTCCCTATGTTCCGACATTCGCCGTCACTGAGAATCGGAAGGAAATCCGTGTTCATTTCCGAGGGAAATCGACTGTCGTTGCCAAGCTTGAGCCAGGCATCTACTACCGGTCGCGGAACAAGAGCAGCTTCGCCATCAAGAAAATCAATGGACGTTCTCAGAAGCTTGTCGCTTTCCTTCCTCTTGTATTCAATGAAGGCGAGGTTATTGAAATCCAGTTTCAAGCTGGGTTCAGGCAGTCGTTCGCTTGTCCTGGAAAGAAAGCCGTTCTGACAGGAAGCCGGATGATTGATAGGGAAGGTCATATCATCGGCTATTCATTCGCCATTACAGCAGTGGAGGGTGTTCGAAGAGCATGACAATCGGAAGGCATGAGGGAAAGCTTATCGCCTTCATCCGGAAGGAAGAACTGACGCCAGGACAGCTGATTCGACTGATTGCGACAGACCACCGCCAGTACTTCGCAGACATCCAAGGCAACATCTATTCCTATGATCCGTTCCGAAAGGAAATGAAATCGATGAAGCCGACGGAAAGCTCGAAACGGTACAGCGAGCCGACAGTTCTTATCCAAAGGAAGAAGCGATACCGAGTCAAGGAGCTGATTGCAAGGGCAGTATTCCCGAATGTCGAATTCGGAATAGATCAGATTAAGAGATTCGATGGAGACTGCCTTAACAACGCTCTGACGAACATCTACATCGAAATAACGACCTCCGTGAATACGGAGGTAGGAAGGGAAGAAAATTGCATTAAAGAAAGGAACCAGAAACAATGCAAATCACAAAAGTAGTAATCAGTAATTTCCGCAACATCGACAGTCTTGCCATCGAATTAAAGGACGGCATCAACTGCATCAAGGGGGCGAACCACATCGGAAAGACAAATGTCCTTCAGGCCATCTACTGGGTTCTTGCCGATTCTCTCATCGACAACTCCTCCGACTTCGATTCGATCGTTCCGACAACCAACAGAAGAGCTGTGGCGCACGTTCAGATCACCTTCTCCAACAATCATGTCTTCGAGAAGACCTACAAGGAGAAATGGACAAGAACCAGAGGAAGCAATGTCGAAAAACTCAGCGGTCATGAGACAGGCTACGTCTTCAACGGAATCATCCTCAAGACAAAGGAAGAGGCAAGAAGGGCAATCAGAACCGAAGTCCTCGGAGAGAAGGCGGTCAGTTCCGATACCTATCCTATCGACCTTGCCAAAGCTCTATTAAATCCTCTCTATCTCTTCGGACAGGAGACTTGGCAGAACGCTCGTGCCTTCATCACCATGCTTGTCGGAAAGGTCACTGATGCGGATATCTTCTTCAAGCATCAGGAGCTGGAAGCCATCCGCAAGGATCTCGAAGAAGCCGGCGGAAGGACTGAAATCCTGTCAAGGAAATATAAAGGCGACTATTCTTCCATCAATGATTCGGTCAAGGAATGCGAAACCTTGATTGATAACTATCAGAAGAAGGCGGATGAGAACAGCGTTTCCGAAACCGAAGTTGAGCAGGCAAATGGCTTTATCGCCGAATATATGGCGAAGGTAGAGGAAATCCAGAACGGAACGGATGATACCAACCCCTTAATCGGCCTCTACAAGAATCAAATCGAAGACATGCGAAACAAGCTCCTTTCACTAAAGGAACAGGAAGCTGCCGACAATCAGCGCCTTTATTCAACATATTCACAGGCAAAGCAGGTCGCCGACAACGAATACTTCGAAGTCTTAAGCAAATACAACGAAGAGAAAGCTCAGATTCAGGGAAGACAGTCGAGATTAAAACTTGCCGAGGAAACAGTCAAAACCTATCAAAGGAAACTCGATTGTGCCAATGTGCTCCTGAAGGATCTCCGAAACCAATATGCCAAGAAGAAAACCGAGGAATACACGCCTCATGAAAATACCTGTCCTAACTGCGGATATGTCCTCAATCAGTCGGATATCGATAAGGAAAGGAAAGCCTTCGAGAATTCAAAGAATGAGGATCTTGTCTCTCTTGTTGCAAGAGGAAGAGACATGGCAACTGAGGTATCTAGATTGGAAATCGAACTGAAGAAAGCCCAAGAAGGCTATGACGCCGAAATGGCATATGACCCGGAGGAAGCGATTAAAAAGCTTGACCGGCTCCAGAAGGAAGCTGAAGCCAAGAAAGAAGCCTCCGATTCCATCAAGCCTCAGAAGAGCGAACTCGATGATCAGGTGAATCAGATGTCGAAACAGCTGACCGACCTCAAGAACAAGCTTGCCTCGGAACAGCAGGCCGTTGCCTTCAATCATCAGCAGAAACTAGACGAGTATATCGAGGCAAACAAGGACGCGTACGAGAAAGCAAACGCCGTCAAATCCTCTTCTGCCATCCATTTGGACGCTTTGAAGGACCTCTCCAAGAAGAGAGGGGAAAGAGATCAATTGCTTTCTCAGCTCGCACTTCTGGACAAGAAGAAGGTCCTTCTCAAACAGTTCATTGTCACCAAGCTTGCCATGATCAACGAATCCGCAAAGCGCCTCTTCCCTGATATCGAGATAGTACTTGTCGAAGACAACATCGCCGAAGGAAGCTTCTCGGAAGTCTGCTACCCGCTCATCATCGGAAAGAAGACGCCATTCGCCAATGGTTCGAATTCGGAAAGAATCATCACAGGAATTGCAATCCTAAACGATATTCGCAATTTCCTTGAAATGGATTCTGTTCCTGTTCTCTTCGACGAGGGAGAAACCTTGGACTCGAACAGTCTTGCCTTCCTTGCCAATGAATCCAAATCCCAGATGATTGTTACACAAGTCGATCAGAATCCGAAAGACGAATCCATCACCATCACTTCTAACTTCTTGAATTAGAAAGGGAATAAAAAATGTCAACTGAAATCAAGAAATCGACCCTTCAGCAGGTCGCCGAAACCTATGTCAAAGCCGTTTCGTCCAATTTCGCCGAGTCTTCTCTCTCCATGGACGAATATTCGAAGAAATGCGTTCTCCTTGCCATCAACAAGATGAATGATGTACTCAAAGAGAACGGAAAGTCATGGAAGGAGGTCAACGCCTCCTCCGTGACTGCCTGCCTTACTTCAATCGCCACTTTGAAACTCAACCTCTCCGCTTATCCAGCCGAAGCCTATATCGTTCTGAGAGGAAGCAATCTCTCCTTTGCTCCGCAAGGGGAAGGCTATAGAACCCTTGTCCAACGATTCGGAAGAGGCGTCAAGGATGTCGCCGAACCATGGTTAGTAAAGGAAGGTGATTCCTTCACCTATCCTTCCTTCGACGGTGAGAACATGACACCGCCGAAATGGACCATGACCGGAAAGGGAAAGGTCATCCGTATCATCTATCGCGTCAAGATGCTAGACGGTAGCAATCAGTACCTCATTTCCGAAAGAGAAGATGTCAAGAACAACCTACTTGCCCATCTCAAGCAGAACCTCGTCATCGGGAAGAAGGACTACAAGACCTATGATGCAATCCTCAAGAAATCCGAGAATGAAACCCTCGACCAACTGCTCAAGGAACCGGAGGTTCTTGCCAACTGCTCCCCTTCCTGGAAAGCACCTTCAACCGAGGCAATGATCATCAGAAAGATGAAGAACAATGCTCTGAAGAACTTCCCGAAAGACTTCGATTCTGCTCTTGCTCAGGAAGCATTCTCCAATGCCAAGGAAGAAGACCTCGTTGCCGAGGAAACGGAACACGGCGAATATTCGGTCAAGACTGAAACCCTCAACGATCCTATCGAGGATACTCCAATCCCGACTGCCGAAGCTCCGAAGCCTCCTGTTCCGGACCTCCTTCAGAAGAAACCTCAGCCAGTGAAGAAGGAAGAAGCGAAGAAGGGACCTTCCGAAGATGACATACCATTCTAATTTCTCCGTTCTTGGAAGCTCCTCCGCTGGAAACAGCTACCTCTTCGAACTGAGCGGAACGAAGTTCTTAATTGAAGCAGGGTTCAAACCCTCCGAAATCAATCGGAGGGCAGTTCTTGCCGGAACCGACCTTATTGACCTCAAAGCCGTCCTTGTGACTCATGAACATACCGACCACGCTATCGGAATCAAAGGAGAAGACCATTATTTCTCCAGGCGAAGAATACCTATCTATGCTTCCAAGGGCACGTTGGAAGCATGTGGTGATCCAATTACAGGAGTTCCTCTTAAAGCCATGACGCCTTCCTTTATTGGCACAGACATTCTGGTCTTGCCATTCGCCGTAAAGCATGATGCTGCAGAGCCACTCGGATTCGTCATCAATGATTTCAGAGGAGGGAAGAGAATCCTCTTCATCAATGACTGTTCGGCCGTCATGGCAGACCTTTCCTCTATTCCCTTCGACATCGTCTTCATTGAGTGCAACTACTTTGATCAATCTCTCTATATCGAGATGCACAAAGCTGAGAAGGAAGGAAACTTGATGCTTGTAAAGCGATACATGAGAATCCATGACTGCCATTTAGGGCTGTCCGGAACCAGGAAGATTCTCAACACCCTCGACTTGTCCAAATGCAAGGCGATCTTCCTGATGCATCTTTCCGATCAGAATTCAAGGGAAAACGAAATGCTGAACGCCATCAGACTTGACCATCCTGGTCTGCAGGTCTATGCCTGCCGTAAGGAAGGAGGAATAGAAACATGTCGAGGCTGAAGGATGCGGTCTTTGAGACCATCCAATACCACGTCCTCAAATGGACAAAATACGAGACGAAGGAAGGGGCGAAAATCAGCAGAGACGATTCCGTCTTCATGGCAACGGCCAAGCCCTCAGCCGTGAAGGTATTCGAGAACACTGTCGACAGCCTCATTCAGGAAACGGTACTCGAAAGCAATTATCACATTCTCCAGTGCGGAGTCTTCTTCGCATCCGCCTATCCTGGGGAACAATATCTGACGGAAATCATGTCATTCACGATCAATTTTCCGACCGAATTGAAGGAGGCAATACTCAATGGAAAAACAGAAGAAAAAGAAGAGCAAATTGCCTCGAAAACAGGCAATGTTCTCGAAGATGCAGGACAAGGTCTTCCTGAAAGGAAAGGCAAGATTGTCAATTATCCTGCCAAGCATTAACACGCAGACTCCTGTACGAGTTCTCGACCAATTCGGAAACATATTGTTCGATACCGCCGAAATCCGTCTTTGGAATATGCCGGAAAGGATAAAGCGGATGAAAATCAGACGCATCACCACTGAAATCTATTATCTGATTATAGAAGTCTATCGAAAGGAAGGGATGCCGCTGGTATCCGACTACCGAGTAGACAGCGAATAAGAAGAAAGGAGGGAGGAACCATATCCAATCCATGAAGGATGGCGTCTATAGCTCTTGATGTAGCGATTGAGGCTAGTCAATGTCATCCGACATGACGGATAGAAATCCTCCGAAAGGAACCAAATGAACAAGAAATCGAAAAGATGGAACTGCAGAAAGGTAATTCTGACAGACATCAAAAACAACAAAAGATATGAGACGGAAACGATTACTGAAGCTTTGCAAATTGCAAAAACCAGCTGGCACACGTTGCAAAAACATGATGGGGAAACATTCAACGGATTCAACATCAAAATCATCGGAAAGACAGTGCGAAACAAAACAAGGGGAATCCGACTGATGGCAATCGAGAATAACGGAATTCGTCTTGAATATCCTTCACTGTGTAGCTTTGCTTCCAGTCATTATATGTCGAATATCACCATTTCCCAGTATTTGAAAGGTAAGAGGGGAAAAAGCGTCGTCAGAGATGCCGTCCGTGACGTCTGGATCAAAGGAGAAAGAGAATGAGTCTGCAACAGGATATTGAGAAGGAAACCAATCCTTCAAAGAAGCTAGTCGGAAATTTCATCCTCAATCGATTGTCAATCGACAAGGATGCCAAGAACAGATGGGATAGGCTTCACAAGTGCCTCGATAATTGCTGGAATTACATTTTGAACACAGCGAAGGCGGAAGCCAAGGGGGCGACCTGTTATTGTGCCGAAGACTCGGCCGTCTTCAATTGGGCTCTTGAATACATCCTCGATATCAAAACCGAAGAAAAACCGAAAACCGAAAGTCAAGAGGTACAGTCCCAATCCAGTCCTAATTCGGTCCAAGAACCCAAAGAGGAAATTCCGGTTCAGGAACCGGAAAAACCGGAAAAGCGGAAGATATATACGAAGAAGCCTAAGAAGTCCGACCTCGACGAAGGAGGAGAACAGCTTACCCTGTTCTGAAAACAACAATGAAAGCTACAGAAGAAGAGATGAGAGACATGGTCGAATACGCCAACAAGAGAAGCATAAAATCCTGTTGGTTCGGCCTTTTGAAGAAGGATGGAAATCATTATTCCGTCCTCGTATACGCCTATAAGAAGAACAAGAATTGGGAGCAGGCGAGACTTCGATTGGCAATGCTTATTCGTTCTGACGAAACAGGAGCTTATTGGTCTGCAAATGTCAATATGCGATACGGATATGGATACACCTATTTATTCGGCGAAATTGAAGATGTGACCGATTCTGATGATTTCTGCGGATTCAATAAGCTCGACAATTGGAACACCAATCCTCGATTGGAACCGGCCAATGACTGGGATGCGGTCCTCAAGGAAGGAAATCCTGAACTCTCATACATCAAGAACATTGATTCTATCCTCCTCACCTATTTTTCGAACAAAATCGCAGTCGGTCTCAGAAATATCCTGTCCTATCCTGGCGAGATTGAAATGCTTCAGAAATTGAATTTGCTCGAATTTGTCACGAATTCCAAAGCCTTGGAAATGGATCCAAAGGATCTCAGGAAATGCATCTCGTATGCTCGGAAATCAAGCAAAATCGATATCACCGACATTCCGACCGTCCAGTGGAATTTGAAAAACGGTTTTGCACCAAAAAATGCCTTTACTTTCGACCAGAGAATGGCCATCGGCAAAATCCGGAAGCGACTCGGAGACAAAGCCACCGTTCCTGAAGCAATCGAAGTCTACAAATACCTCAGGCATGACGGATACGTCTTCGACTACGACATCTCCGAATACTTCGAATACATCGGTCTCCGGAAAGAACTGAGGCTCGACCTTCAAGACCATTCGGCCCGTTTCCCTTCCGACCTTGGAAGAGCTTATTCGGCTCTCCTCGAGGAGAAGAAGCAACGCCAGGATGAGATGGAGAAGGAACTTATCAGGAAATCGAAACCGTTTATTTCATTCCTGGATTCCCTGTGCGCTTCCGTCAAAGGACCGAAATACTCCCTCTATCATCCATCTACCGAAAAGCAATTCAGATATCTTGGACGCATCCTCCATAATTGCGTCGGCTCCATGGGATACCACAGGAGGCAAATGCTCGGCAAATGCGCCATCTTCGGAATCAAGAAGGATGGGAAGCTATATGCCTGTCTGGAACTTTGCCCAAACAAGGAAAACGAGACTGAAATCGAACAGCTTTATTTAGCCCATAACAAAGTCTGCGACGAGGCGACAAGGAAATTCGTGAAGAAAGAAATCATTCCGAGAATCTCGTTCCCGGAATTATAGAAAGGAAAAATATGAAAGCTGACGAAAAGACAATGCTCGCTGACTACAAGGAATCATTCCTTCTCAGCGAGAAATTCGATTCCGCAAAAAGACTGATCACCGGAACCGCCACACTCCTTCTCAGAAACGGCGAAATGACCAACGAGGATTTCTCGAAGGCCTGCCTCTATGCCGGAAAGCTATACTCCCTGAAATGCATCCAATCGATCAGATTCTGCAGGTATTTCGATTCAAAATCAGAATTCGACGAATTCACGGAGAAATATGCCAGTGAGACAGTCGAATACGTCGACAGCTGCCGACTGGAAATGGTCAAGGATGTCTTCCGGGGAATCTTCGGCGAGGAAAACTATAATCTGATCAAAGACCTCTCCTTAAATGACTGTGAGAAAATCTGGGAAAAGTTCAGAAAAGATGAACAAAACCTCTAGCAAAACGAAGCCTGTTCTCCGCCTTTCCGACAAAGAACTGACATTCATCTATGATTTGATTGGCGGAATGTCGCTGAACAAGGCTCAGGACAAGGAAGAGCTCGGTCAGTATTCCGTCGCACTCCTTGCAATGAAAATCAATGCCGAGCTCGAAAGACGGCAGGAAGAAGAAGAGAAGATCGAGAAGATGGAAAGACTTGCCGAACAGGCGAAGAGACTCAAAAACGACCGCTGATAAGAAAGGAGGCAACGAAGATGGGAAAACTACAAGACATACTTCACGATCCACGACTGAATACATATCTGAAACTCAAAATCTATCTCTACATCCTCGACGCCTCCAGGACGAAGGAGGGATGCAAAGCAAACAAAATCGCTATTTGCACAGTATTGGACATCCCGTACAGAAGGGGTAAAATCGCCATAAACGAGATGCTTGCAGACAAAATCATATCAGTCGATTTCAGCAAAAAAACATACGTTTTAGAACCACTCAATCCCTCAAGAAAAAAGGGACAAAATGTCCCACAAAAAAAGGGACAAAATGTCCCATCAGAAAGTAGTGACAAATCGTCCCAAAAGGGACAAAATGTCCCATTTTCCTTAGAAGAAAGAACCAAAGAAGATTCTTATCCGTATAAGTTAAATTCTTCTAAAGAAGTAGGAGGAGATATAAGAGGGGTGTCGGGGGGGAACAACCACAACGACGGAAACGGCGCTCCTCCTCTCCGAATCCCTCCGGATTCTCGGACGGAAAACGGAGTGACGGACGAGGAACGGCGGAAGATGTTCGAACTCCTCACCGATGCCTATCCCCAGAACCATATCGGCTCCCGAACCGAAGCCTACTTCGAATTCCAGCTGATTCCTCACCTCGACACCGAATTCCCCGTCATGATGGCCCAAATAGAAGACCTCACCTCCCGACCGGGAAAGGACTGGGATGAGCAGGGTGGTCTCTTCGTCCCCTTCCTGAAGGACTACCTCGACCGCCGATACTGGCGGACCAAGTACCAGAACATCCGCCTCTATCCCTCTTCCTCCTACTCCATCGAATCCATCCGCCAATCGATCGAATCCGAGAAGAAGGCCGACTCGGACAAGACCGACCTATCCGCTCTTGCCTCAGACCTCGGCCTCTAGAAAGGAAAACCGAAAATGAAAATCAAGAATTTCAAGACCGGAGAAATCAAGGACTGCGACACTGCCACCTACTCCGATGACATGGATCTTCCGGTAACATGCCCGGAATGCGGGAAACGCACCACCTTCGGGAATCTCTACAACACCGGAGACTGGTTCAACGTCTCCGGCATCTGGCGCGTCTGCATCTGCAAGGAATGTGCCGAACGCATCTGGAAGGAAGAAGAGGAGGAATACAGGAAACATGAACGAAGACGACACCGATGACCTTCCCACCTACGTCTATTCCCCTGCTCAATGCCGTTTCTGCGAAATCTACCGGAAACTAGGCCACTGTTCCTCCTACCACAACCAATCGGACTGCCTCTATGCCAACCGATTCTACCGCCGTTATCTCCTCGAGGAAGTCGCCAAAACCATCAAGGCGCGCAGAAACCCCTCAAATTCCGCCGATTAGCCATCTTCTAGATAAATACTAGTCCACTATCCTAACCTTCGCCAAATCGAAGAAAAAGCCCAAATCCTAGCCTTTCGCTCCTCTTCCCTTCCTTCCAGGCATCCGAATTAGACGGAAAAACCAAAAAAGGAGGTACAAAAAATACCATGATGAAACTAAGCAGACAGGCAGTGCAGAACTGCGGATGGAACATTGTCTCCGTCTCCACGACCGAGCAGTTTAGTTCCGAAACCGGAGAAGCCGTCTCTTCCGTCAGAGTCGAGACCTATTCCAAGGAGGTCGCCAACGGCACCATCCTCACGCTTCAGCGCAATCCCGATTCCACCGTTTTCCTCAAAGCCTGCGTTTCCGATTCCCGTACGGTCAAAGCCATTGCCACCGAGATCAAGCTTCTCGAAGCCAAGGAACTTGCCCTCAAGCTCAGCAAGAAGTAATCCATCTTCAAAACAAAAGACCTGAATTCTCTTATTTCAGGCCTTTTTCTTTTCTTGAATTTTCCGATAACTATCGAAATTTTAAAAAATAGTTAAATGCCTCTTGTAATAGCGAACGTTATATAGTATAATTATTCACGGTTAGGGAAGACCTAGCCAAAGCCGTTTAAGGGTAGAACCTCCGAACACTGGATGGCCTCAAATCGTGAGTAGGCTATCACAGAAGGGAGGTGATGGTATGGAAGACTTGATAGAATTTCTAGCCCTTCTTATCATCCTCATTGTTGTATCTTTCTTCTTTTCTAAAAGAAAAAAGGACCGCTAGAAGCGGTCAACAGTAATGAGGCTATCCGATTACTAGTTACTAGCAATAACTAGTTAGGGGGTTCTGATATCCCTAAAACGGCTTTCCTTGCTTAATCATCATACCACGAAGGAAAGGAGAAAGCAAATGGGAAGGAAAAGCAATGAAGAGCTCGCCAAAGCAAGGCGGAACGAGATGCAGCATCGCTGGCAAAGGGAGAATCAGAAAAGGATCAATCTTGCTTTCAATGTCAAAGCGGATGCCGATGTCATCCAAAAGCTGGAGACTGTAGAAGGGAAGAGCCAATACGTGGCGAATCTGATCAGAGAAGACATGAAGAAGGAAAAGAAAGAAACAAACAAGGAGAACAGAACCATGAGAACATTCGTTATCAGAGCAGTCTATCAGACAGTCGAGCGCAGCAAGGTCGGAGACGAGATTTCCGGCGACTTCATCAAGGAACTCGTCCAGCATCACGGAGCAGTTCTGGAAGAGGATCCTATCATGTACGACAGAACAGGATACGACTTCTATCGTCTTTACGGAGCGGACGGAACCTTCTTCCTTCTCCAGAGAATCGATGCAGGTTCTTCCAATCCGGACGAAGTCGAATCCACGGACGAAGAAGAACGCGAGTTCTGGGAATCCATCTAACTGCCTGAGGCGGAGCTTTCCGCCTCTTTTTTC